TTCTTTGAATGACACTGGTACCTCGACGAGGGCAGGTTTCCTTGCGTATGGTGTATCGTCCCCCTCACGCTCGGTTACTGTAAAGTAAGTATTACTACCTACCCCGTACTTAAATACCAATCCCTGCTCGACTAGCACTTTCATGCATGCCTTTATGTCGTCCCTAGAAAACCCCTGTTCAACCAGACTCTTGCCAGTACGGTCGCCTTGCAATACTTCGGTATATAACTCCATCCGTATCTTATCAAGGTCGACCGTTGGTATAAATGTGGCTACATTGTCCATGTTAGCCCCAGTAGAACCGCAATGAATAGGGCAATCATTACCCCACCCCTGTTGGTGTGTTGTGGCTCATCGGCAAACTCTGCACCTGTCCATGCATCGGTGCGCCTAAAGCGATAGTTATCCTCATGGTAGTTCGGTCTATAGTTCATCGTCTGCCTCCAGTTCCTCAATCGAGTCTTGTATTAGGGTGTCCGCCAACGATAGATTGTCGGCGATTGATTTGTGGTCTGAGCAATAGCTTGAGTTGTATGCAGTAGATATCAATAACTGCGCATTGATAAGCCTGTCCATCATCGCTTGTTTCTCAGTGACCATATCACACTCCCTCTAATTTATTGGCATACCACGCTAACTTGCCTGCATCTACTGACCCGAGCTTATGACCTAGTCTGCTTGAGTATTTGATGCAGTTGCCCATAAGATAACCACGATACTCGTCTGCCGATAGCTTGGCTTTAATAAAGTCAATCGTTTCAATACCCCCTACGGTGTAGTGCGGTGGGCTGTTTACCATGTCTATGGGGTGCATCATGCGAATAGGTAGCTTAGGTTTCTGCATAGGTAGGCTGTCTACTAACTGCGATAACTTGCTACGTCCTTTAGATACGTTGTACGCAAGGTCGGTTAAGGTGCTTGCTTTTTTCATTGCTGACTTGACTGTATACACCAGACCAATATCACACTTAGCCTTTTCTGCAATTTCCTTAGCCTGCAGGTTAGGGTTTTTGTATAAGATGTTTCTTACTCGTGCTGACCTACTTAATTTAATTGTTTTCATTTTTGATTCTCCGTTATTGATTAGTCATAAATCCAAAATACTACGTCATTGACCCGTTGCCCTATCTTGTCTATGTCATCGGGCGGGGTCACTAGTTTTAATGCTGATAGCTTCACATGTATATCCTCGGGCAAATTGTCCTCGGTTGCATACTCGGTTGTTGATGCTACCTGTCCTTCTTTATACTCAATTACTTTGATGAGCTTAAGTCGCTCATCCTCTCGGGGTAAATGAATTTCTAGCACACGATACTCTCCTTTATAGACAGCTACTCTGTCATTGGTCTTAAATGGTATGCCGTTAATTTATGCATGTCAAATTTATTTAATCATCATCATCGTCGTCGTCCTCCTCTACTTCCTCAGTCTTGTAGCTAACACCTACTAAGTATTTCTCAACCATGTCTTTTATCATCTCAGTCGCTTGTTCCTCTGATTGTGCATACCATGTTGCTCTTACTCTAATCATCGTCGTTCTCCTCTGTTGTTGGGTATAAATTGTCTGCGGTATATCTAATCACATCCCAGTTAATACCCTCATTTGCATCAAAATTAGACCCCATTATTTCCAATACGTGAATGCATTGGTCTTCATCTAAGTCGGGGCGAACATTCTGCACGTCCTCGATGTGCCAATCATCGGATAGATACCATTCCCCTGTTTCAGTTTGTTTCATGTGTGCCATCTCGTTCTCCTTATAAACTAAATACTAATACTACAAATAGCCAAAGCCATAACAGCCCAAGCCCCGACATTGCTACTATCTTTAGATACTCTTTCATGGTAGTTCCTTTACATTAAATATATCAATAATGTTTCTGTGGCTATCGCCTATGCGTTGGGCGAGCATGGCTACGGCATTAAACGCACTGTCCGAGTTAATAGGCTGAAGTGTTATCAGTCTTTCAGACCTTTTGCCAAATAGATTGCTTACTTCATACTCAATCTCATACTTTTTCATGATATTTCTCCTATTGGTAACTCTATTGAACGATACACAGTCCCTGCTTTATATAGCATGGCTTTTATTTGTTCGTATGATTTTGGGGGGCGGTTTGTATACCATCTGTCGTATGCCATAGCACCTAGCACATCGATGTAATCATTCTCGGTATACTCCTCGGGGTTAGATAAAAACCTATTACTACGCCATATCGGTGCATTACTATCGGGCTTAGGTATATCCATACCCAATGTATCTATAAACACACGGGCAAAATCCATGAACGCCTTATACTGCCCACGTTTTATTTTAGTAGGGGGTTTATCCACAAGTTGTTTATAGTTATGCACTGCGCCTGTAACTACCCCATCTTTAATTGTTATTGGGGAACTACCCAAACGGTATTGTTTCATTGGGTTGCTCAATACTACATGAATTGCACTATGCACCATCCATACGTTACACCAATTAGGTAGGCATGCTTGGATAAAGTCTTTTGATGATTGTGTATGCCAATTATCACAATTAACTTCAACCGTGCCGTCCCTATAATAAGTTACACAGTCTGTCCGATAAAATCGGCATGAGTATTTGTCATCGCTGTGCTTAATCATCTCCATGTGCTTGTTGCGTCTGTTGTCTATCGGTCGGCATGTCTGCCCTCTAATAGGCTTGACCTCTGCATATCGTTTCTCTATATCAGCAAAGCTACTGATGTGTGAATTTAATCTGTATCCATACATAATAATTCTCCTTTAGTTATACCATTCAATGGTGCGTGATACATACGGCGAGTCTATATAATCGTTACCAAAATATTCCTCCTCAATATCCCCAACGTCCTCGCCTATCCTTACGAACTTACCGCAAAGGTTTGACATTGGGTCGTCTGTTGATGAAGCCTCGTTATACATCTCCTCAATTTCTTTATACCATTTGTCCAGCTTATCTACGTCCTCATACCCGTCATACCACTTGACATCATGAACTGCGAACTTGATGTAATCGTCCCCAAACGTAAACGCCTCTGCCCAGTAGTCAGTAGCAAATATCTCGGGCATTGTTAGTTTCATTTTGGCTACAATCGAAGCAATAATTGCTTCATCACCTGTTACCATCATTGCTACACTGCTTCTATATCCCATTTTATTCTCCTAAGTTTAGTTTATTACTTACCCAATGCCACCCACGTTCCATTGCACTTTCCTCGGTCAATGCTGATGACGATATAATTGTCATTGCATGATGCCCCTCATAATTTATGAATGTTGTCCAAGTGCCTCGTTCATGGGGGTTTTGTTTTGCTATTACGTCGTAGCCAATTAGTTTGCCTACTGCTAATAGTTCGTTCTTATCCATTCCTCATACTCCTCTGTTGATTTACGGTATTCGTCCTCACACTCAAGGGTTTTGATTATGTCGTGATGTGCGTCATCAATTATGCCCTCAACTGTTTTTATCCAATGGCTAACATTGTTTGCGCCCTCGGCTTGTATTAGCTCGTTGATAGGTAACCCCACAAATAGTCCAGTCGCAAACACATAATCATGCCCATACACCTCATCATCAAATCGATAGTCATTCCCATTCTCATTGCGTAAGGCGTCCCATGTAACTCTATACAGTCCTTCGCGTAGCACCTCGGTCATCACTGCTGATGCGTTCATAAGCACATCGTGGTGTTCTGTAAAGAACTTTGCATTAGGTCGCAATGTCCCCTTACTCGCACAGGTTCTGCGATACAGGTCGAAACATACATCTTTCTTTTCAATGTCAATCCCATACTCATTGTCGAGGTAGGTGCATTGGTCATCTAATATCCAATCCCACCAATCGTAGTCGTCATCTTGCATAGCGCAAAATTCCTCGTAACTTGGCACAGACACTGGTTCTGCGTTATTTGTAGATGCGTCGCTCATAATGTGTTACTCCTAACCATGATTTAACGGTATGTGTCCGCTTGTGTATAAGTCTTGCTATGTTCTTATACGGAACACCCTCGCACTTTAATTTCAAAAACCTACTCGGGTCGATAGTCATACTGCCTCCCTAATTGCTTGTAGTGCCTTATCGGTTAACCGATAGGTAGTTTGTGTTGGGGCAAACCCTTGTTGTAAATACTCACTGTCTGCGTATTCGTTTATGATAAAGAACCGAAGTAGATTGGCATTGTTTAAGTCGTTGAACGATACATACTCTTGCCCAAACAACAATGCCCATGTGCTAAGCCCCTCGAGGGCTTGTTTAGGTATCGTCATTAGAAGTCCCCCTCCACATCAATACGCACTGTCTTACCATGCGGTGCTACTACGTCCGTAGTCATTATCCATAGTGATGGGATATCGAACACAGGGAAGCTATCCACATAGCCATCGCTAATCATAAGCAAGCACTCGTGGTTCATGGTCTTGTTAGCGGTTAGCCAGTCGGCAACACACTGTGGGCTAGTGCCACCACCACCCTTAGCGCGTAGCACATTGTCGATATTGTCATACTGACCTTGCTCGAAAGACTGCACACTGCACACCTCGTTATCCCACCAAATCACATCAAGCCCTGCAGGGTTGACCTCTATGCATAACTTCTTAACCTCACCCATGCTACGCGCTATGATGTCGCCACCGATACTGCCCGATGCGTCAATCCCCACTGCAAGTCGTCCGCATGATGTTGATACTGCGCTAGGGAAGTAACCGACATGGAACATGCGTCTGTTAATCTTAGACCAACTGCTCTCGTCGCGCCCTGCCATGACTTGCTTGAGGAACTCTGCCATCTCCTTCTTGTAGTCCACCTTGCCGTCAAGCATGCCATCGAATAGTCGTGATTGGTTGCCGTCCATCTTGCCTGCCAATGACTTACCTTGTCGGATAGCAATCTCGATGTCTTTCTCTAGGCTAGCTTTCTCGTCATCGGATAGGTCGCCACCCTCCCAGTCATGTTCGTCAGTGCCACCCGATTTAGGGTAGCCCTCGGTAATCTCGTTACCGTTATTATCTTTAGGGTTATCACCTTGACCACCGCCACCATCACCGCCATCGCCACCCTCATCGTCGCCTTGTTCCTTACCCTCGAGGTCTTTGAATATCGCGGTAACTGTCCAACCATAATACTTAGGATTGTATAGCCCACCCTTAATCATCTTGATAAAACCCTTACGCGCATCTTGCTTGATAAGCTCACCGTTAATCCAGTAATCACACGCGGCATTAGCGCGTTGCCCATCTAAGGTATGCATAGCTTTGTATACATACATGTGTCGTGCCATCTTGTGCATGTTCTCATGCAAGATAAGAAAGCGTAGCTCGGGGTCGGGCAAGTCATTGCAGAACTCTGCGCCATACCGCACATTCTTACCATCAGTGCATGCTGTCGGTGTGTCATCTACTTTCCATGTGCCGAAGCACAACACACCACTCATTGCTACCCAGTCGGGGTTACCCATTATGGATATGTATTGCTTTTTGATTTTCTTAACCATGATATATCTCCTTAGTAATCCTCTTATATAAGAGGAAATTTATATTAACTACTTACTACCAACCCAACTTGTCGTGCAAGGTATCAACGCTAGCCTTTACCTTATTACGCAGTCCATCAGAACTCTTGAGGTCGTCAGTCGTAACACCCATCAACGCTTCCTCTAGTTTTTGTCTAGCCCAGTCAAGGTCGGGGTCGTTCGTTACATTCATTACCTTGAGCATTTCGCATAGCTCTACTGCGTTATCTAAGACGCTGTCGTATATCTTTTTCTTACCGCCATCGTCATTGTCCGCATAGCGTTCGCTGATGTGCTTAGTAACTTTATACAATCTATCCCATAGGTCGCCCATTGCCTGTGCTGTGCGTTCCTCATACACTCGGGCATACTCTTTGCTTAGCTCGTCTGCAATGTCATGCCCTACATCTACTCGGAAATCACCGCGTTCGGGTAACGGCACGAAACAGAACTTGAAGTTGAACCTGTCCAAGATAGTGTGTGCATCGGGATACTCACTGCGGTCGAACATAGTCCCCATGCGAAACGCTTGCGCTGATACCAAGCTCGGATAGATTACTGCGAAGTCATTGGCTAACTGGCTCATCTCTCCAGCCTTAGTGTTTAGCCAGTCCTTTACTGGTATGAAGTTACGGATATCACACAGACGCTGACCACCATCATTCCAAGGCAATGTCTTAGCGTAGAACTCCACGCGAGTGTTGGCTACCCACTTCTGTATCTTTTCCAACTGCTCGACGCCTGCGAACAATGACTTGTTGAAACGCCCTGCTTGGTCGTCCGCACCTTTGGCTGTCGTTACCTCTTTAGAAACTTTCTTATCTAGTTTGCGGAAGCTAGGCACACTGATGTTTAGCTCGCATAGTATTGCTTGATTGCTTAAGTTGATTTTGTCCATCTCGTTCTCCTATTATTTGATTGTTTTAGTGCGTTTGTTTTCTAGGAACTGGGTTTGTTTGTCGAACATTAGATGACCTACCCACCTAGTTTTGCGGTCATGTCCATTTGTTTCTCTGCGATACATCTGCATACTGCGCTTATCGCGTTTATAGTTGTAGCTCACGATACACCTCCTTAAATCCTCTTATATAAGAGGAAATCCCCATTAGATAAATTCCTTAGTGAATGATGTTACCCAGTCGCGCATTGCTTGACTACGCATAGCGATGGTCGGCTTGCTCTTGAATATCATGCGTCCTGTTACGGCTTGTATCTCCGCCTCAAGTCTGCACATGTAAGTAGTCGTAGCGTCTGCGTTCTCATTGTCTAGCCCCGAAGCTAGGCGAGTAGCTAACAATAACTGACTAGCTAGGCTGTCTGGCACACGCGCTTGGTCGGGTGTCTTATATATAGATGACCGAGTAGGTAGGCTGTCTGCTAGCTCTACTGTTGCCCATAATTCACCAGTAGCAGGTGCGCCTATCGCGCCACATATATGCGCCATTGCTTGCGGTCTAGTTAGCTTGCCTGCCTCCATCATGTTGAGTGTGTTACTGGCAAACCAAAAGCTACGATTGGAACAAAACGCGCCTGTGTTGCTGTTAGGATTGAACACATACTTATTGGTCTTGCGTTCCTCCTCTGTCATGTCCACATAGCTAGCGCACACCTCGGGGTTCTCACCAATGAAATACACAAGCGTTCCGTTCATACCTCGCGCAGTCCCGAACTCAACCACATCGTGCGCGGTCGGCTTACTCACATGATTGACATGCACACGATTATTTAACAGTGCTTGGAATGTATCGCCCACACCATCTGTCGATAGGTTACTGGTAGCAAATACTACAGAACCCTTAGGGATTGGTTTGTCTGACACTGTGCGTTCTAGCAAGAACCTAGTAATCATCGGCTTGGTAACGCCCGACATTTTGCCTATCTCGTCCACCATGTATAGCTGTGGCTTGTCGCTGTCCAAGTGCCAACGCTGATGGTATGCGTTATGTGTTACACCATCTACCACGCTAGGCATGTAGAAGTCGGGGAAGTCAAGCAAGGGTGCGTCTAGATACACGCATTGGTCATCACCCCAACCAAGTTTGGCTAGTATCTCGTGGCGGATTGAACTCTTACCAATTCCCGGCTCGCCTAACAAGATTGTTGTCGTTACATCACCTGTTGCCGCGATGATTGAAGCCGCATCGGCTAGTGTTATTACATTATTGATACCATTCATTTTGTTTCTCCTTTGGTTGAATTAACTAATACTTGCTCTTCCTCTACTTCTACTGCATCAATTTCAAAGTAATTGCCATCTACTATGTCGTCAAGCCCATAGGCATGGTCATGTGCGATTTCCCACGCCTCGTCATCATCATGCGCTTGGATTTTTACCTTGTAGGTTACTTCCTCTCGCGCATACACATAGTAGGTTTTTAGTCCTACTAACTTATCTACTGCTAACTGCACTGCTTCATCGGTCGTATTTTCCATTGCTATTCCCTTTGCTAAAAAGCTCTTATATAAGAGGATTGATTAAGACCGCACAGTGTGCGGTTTCGCCTATACAAGGCTCGTCAGTTAATCTTATTGTGTTTAGGCTCAAGCGTTATGAAGCGAGTTGGCTATTACACCGCGTCCACCTCTGCTCGTATTCATGCCATGCACATTCCCATTTGGTATGCCACCCGTCAGTCGCACCACTTATCAGATACTTAATACTGGTCGTAACTTTTAACTCTTACTTGTTTTACCGCCTACACAGTAGCGGAACTTTTTTATTACGAGATGTTGAACTACTATTCTCTGCGGAGTGCAGGGTTTCATCGTAGCTTTTGCGTCATGCTTGGGTATATTGCACTTTTCTGTTTCTCGTATGTTCGTGCCAGTATGCGTATCTAACGCATGGATTAAAAACCTCTTATATAAGAGGAATTTGGGGGGCATACTCACCAAATTATTAAAGAACAAGGTCGCCTAAGCGCAACATGTGCATGACAGAATAAAGCCTGCCAATAAGACCGCATACACATGATGGGCAATGCCGTAGCACCACCACCAAAACTACTAAACTACTTAACCACTTCTTTAAAACAACTCCATTGTAGCACACTTTGAAGCGTTTGTCAACCCCCATCGTCCAGCTTCCGCTTTAAAATCAATGACTTAGCGTGATGTGCGTTCCATGTTCCAAATGTTCCCATCTACGCGGTCTATTTTTGATGTTTTATTTTTAAACTTGTTATGGAGATGTGTTGTTTTTAAACTCGTTATGGAGAAGTGGGTGTGGGGAGAACTCGTAGTAATGTTCCAAATGTTCCAACGATGTTCCAAAAAAACTTATGCGTAAGTGCTTGAATAATAAGTAATGTTCCAAATGTTCCAAATGTTCCATGTTTTTTGAGAGTGAAAAGTAGATTACTGGCAAAACACACTTCTCGACCAAGTTCCAACACAAAAACGCGCTTATATATCTTTTATAAACTTAATAGTAATATATTGATGGAACATTGCACGCGCTTTTGTCCGTGCCACGCCAGTCCTTGCTTATAGCCATGTTCCAATGGACAAAATTGCTTGGAACATTACAAAAACTTGGAACATTGCTTAAAAAATAGGCAACTGTTCGAGAACTCGTAGAACTTTTCGCTTGACTTTTGGAACATTTTTCGTGTCGATTGGCTCTGCGCTTGCGTTATACAGGCTAGTAAGTGTCTACTAACATCGAAAAAGCTCTTATATAAGAGGATTTCGTGCGCCATACGCGCATGCTAAAAACCTAGCCCACAGGAACCAGTGTCGTCGCTCGCCTGCTCGCTCATTCACTCGGTTAAAAAGCAAACCTCGTTCACTCGCTCGCAGGCTCGCTTGCCCCTTTGACACTGGTTCTTTGAAAAAAAACCACACCAGAATTAACTGGTGTGGCTTAACCTCTTATGTAAGAGCTATTCCGCTTTCGAAATTTCAATACCCATTGAAGCCATTAAAGCCACAATTTTATTAAGGTTTTTGTCTTTCGTTTCAACCATTAAAGCATACGCGGATTTGATATACTTAGTTTTCAATTCCTCGGCAGTAGATTTTTTTGGTGTAATTACTAAATCTTTTAAACCTTTCAAGCTGGGTTGCATAGTGCGAGTGATAGGTTTTAAGCTTGCGCCGTTTTTCTTTAGCATTACATTAGCCTTAACATTGGCATCATTGATTTTTTGCTTTGCCTCTACGCTAGCATTCCAAGCTGTTAGCAATTCGCCTGATTTTGCCTTGCGTATGGCTAGCGATAAATCAATGGCTTGGCATGTTGCGCTAACATCTGAACGAAGAAAGCGATTAGGGTATTTCGTTTTATCGCGTGTTTCGTTTAGCGTGTTTAAAAAACCTTTTACGCTATCGAATTGCAATGCTTTACCTGCTAGCAATAAATCAGTTAACCCACTATTTAATGCCATGCTATCGGTTGCATTGTTAAAATAATTGTCTAATGTTAGCACTGACAATGCGCGAGTGTTAGATACTAATTCACCTTTTACAATGCTTTCGATAGTGAATTGCAAAGGGGTTGTTGCTTTTAATTTTGGTGTAGCCATGATTAAATCCTTTATGTTGTGTTGCGTTAACTCGTTTACTTACCGAGTGAAAACATTATCGCATAACCTAGTGAGTTTGTCAAGCCTTTTAACGCCTTTTAACGCCTTTTAAAGCCCGCCACCGCCAACCCCACTATACCCCGACCCACCCGAAATTTTTTGGGACTCCCGGTCTTCGCTTGCGCTAAGCCACAGACAAACGATGTACAATTTTTATAATAATTAGGGGGTGGGGGGTATAAAAAGGTACTTGTCTATAACAAACTATCCATACAGAAACACCCCCCGTCACTTTTTAAAAGGGGTATAGTAAAAAAAATATATACAAAAATTTTTAGCTATGATTTAATACGCGTGTAATCAACTTGGGCCTCCCATGCAAACCTTAAATGAACTGCTCCACTTCGATGATGCAGATGTCGAAGCATATATGCCTACTCTAGAACGGGTAGATGAAGTTGACGTGCACTTTGCGAAAGACATTTCGTACAGGGAAGAGGTCCGCGCACGGGCCAGAAGCACAATAGAGCTCATGCAACACGGCATGCAGGTCACAGAGACGCCGGAAACTGACCGGTTAGCCACAAAAATATTCAATGAGCAAGAACCGTTTACCCCACACAAAGAAAAACCGGATGTAATCCTGCAGCTTGAGGCGTTACTGACTAAGTACGACCATGAGGTGGTGGCAGAATCCAAACAAGTTCGTCGGTACGTGATGAATAAGTTGTTGATAGAGTCCGAGGAAGCGGGGAAAGCCAGCGAGCGACTCAAAGCATTGGAGCTGTTAGGTAAGATTGCAGAGGTTGGGATGTTTATTGAGCGCAGTGTGGTGACTATTGAGCACCGGACCACTAAGGAACTTGAGTCCGAGCTAGAACAAACGTTGAAACTCCTCCTGAATCCGGAAACCAACACGTACGAAATGCCTGAGCCGGTAAAAGCCAACATAAAAGACATCGAGATAAACATTTAATGTTCTTGGATGCCGAAAAAGTTGAACAAATCATGGCGAACTTGCATAAGTTGCCATTAGAGAAGCGGGCACCTACCCTAAAAGTGGTTAAAGAGCTGCAAAAACGGCAGCGACGTGGGGTATCACAGACGAGTTTCCTTGATTTTGTAAAACAAATGTGGCCAGCGTTCATTATGGGGCGACACCACAAGATTATGGCCGAGAAATTCGAGGCAGTTGCCCGTGGAGAGATAAAACGGCTAGCAATATCACTGCCACCACGTCATACGAAGTCAGAATTTGCGTCATACCTGCTTCCGGCGTGGTTCCTTGGCAACTACCCAGACAAAAAGATAATGCAGGCATCACATACGGCAGAGTTAGCAGTGAACTTCGGGCGAAAAGTTCGAAACTTGGTTGACTCGGAGCTATATAAAGAGACGTTCCCTGATGTAACCCTGCAAACGGATAGTAAAGCCGCTGGTCGGTGGGGCACAAACAAGGGGGGTGTATATAATGCGCTCGGTGTGGGTGCTGGTGCGGCTGGTATGGGTGCGGATATATTCATCATCGATGACCCCCACAATGAGCAGGATATCATTAGTGGGAACACAGACGTGTTCGATAAGGCATGGGAATGGTACATGTCCGGTCCACGGCAACGGCTCCAGCCGGGTGGCGGGATAATTGTCGTGCATACCAGATGGTCGAAGAAAGACCTGATAGGGAAATTACTGGACTACGCAGCTAAGAACCCAGACGCGGACCAGTGGGAGTACATCGAGTTTCCGGCAATAATGAACGAGGGGACTGAGCGGGAGGCATCCCTATGGCCTGAGTACTGGCCACTGCCCGAGCTTAAGAAAATACAGAATACGATTGCGCCACACTTGTGGAATGCGCAGTACATGCAGCAGCCCACTGGCCTTGAAGGTGCGTTGATTAAGAAAGACTGGTGGCAGATATGGGAGAAGGAGCAACCGCCGCAATGCGAGTTTGTCATTATGTCATTGGACGCGGCACAAGAGTCACATAACCGCTCGGACTTTAATGCGCTTACTACGTGGGGGGTGTTCCTCAACGAAGAGACGGATACGTATAACATCATACTGTTAAACTCGGTACAAAAACGGCTGGAGTTTCCAGAACTCAAGAAGATGGTGCTGGAGGAGTATAAGGAGTGGGAGCCCGACGCCTTTATGGTGGAGAAGAAGTCAAACGGGGCGGCACTATACCAAGAGCTTCGTAGGATGGGGGTTCCGGCAGGGGAGTTTACCCCAGGCAAAGGACAAGACAAGATTAGTCGGGTCAATGCGGTAACGGACTTATTCTCTTCTGGGTTTGTGTGGGCACCCGATAAGCGGTGGGCATACGAGGTGATTGACCAGTGCAGTGACTTTCCAAACGGGGACCACGATGACTTAGTCGACTCCACAACCTTAGCGCTGATAAGATTCAGGCAGGGTGGGTTCATACAACTACCAAGTGATGAGCGGGAAGACCCTAGAGAGTATAGACGTGCGAATACGCTATATAATATATGAGAGACATCGCTCGCAAACGCCAGAAGACTAAGGAATGGACATTAAAAAATCCGAAGCGGGTGTGGGCGGGAGCTGCGGTAAAGAGTGCGAAGCACAGAATTAAGGGTAAAGAAATCCCTTTTAATCTAACGATAGATTATGTTGAAAGTATTTTAACAGATAGATGCCCAATATTTAACACTGAATTTAAGTGGATGGGTAATAAAAAGGCACGAGATACTAGCCCAGCATTAGACAGAATTATTCCTTCAAAAGGTTACGTTATTGGGAATGTCGTGGTAATATCATGCAAAGCTAACAACATCAAAAGTGCTTATATGTCAACCGAAATATTTAAAGTAGCGGAATGGCTACAAACTATTGAAACGCAAGGATAAAAAATGGCAAACAATGTAGACAAAAGCGTATATACCGCCCCGCAGGGATTAGAATCATTAGATGATAATGAGCCGGATATCCAGATTGAAGTAGAAGACCCGGAAAGCATGGCGATTACTGCGGGCGGCATGACCATTGTACTGCAGCCAGAACCAGAAGGCCCAGACGACTTTGATGCTAACTTAGCTGAGTTTATGGACGAAAGTGATTTAACCGAGTTGTCAGGTGACTTGCTCGGTGATTATGACGCAGACGAAGCGTCGCGCAAAGAGTGGCTGGATACCTATGTTGATGGTATTGAGTTATTAGGAATGAAGATAGAAGACCGTACCGAGCCTTGGCCTGGTGCGTGTAGTGTATTCCACCCATTGTTAAGTGAGGCATTGGTTAAGTTTCAAGCTGAGACCATGATGGAGACGTTCCCAGCAGCCGGTCCAGTTAAGACGCTTATCATTGGTAAAGAAACTAAAGAGAAAGCAGAAGCAGCAGTTCGTGTTAAAGACGACATGAACTATCAATTAACCGAGGCAATGCCAGAGTATCGCCCAGAACAAGAACGACTTCTATGGGGTCTAGGATTAAGCGGCAATGCCTTTAAGAAGGTGTACTACGACCCATCACTAGAACGCCAAGTTGCGGTCTACGTACCAGCAGAAGATATTGTGGTGCCATACGGCGTATCGTCACTGCAAACAGCATCACGTGTAACGCACATCATGCGTAAGACAGAGAACGAGCTGCGCAAGCTACAAGTGGCAGGGTTCTATCGTGACATTGACTTGGGTGAGCCAACTCACACTATCGAGGAAGTAGAGAAAAAGATTGCGGAGAAGATGGGTTTTAACGCAACGATGGACGACCGCTTTAAAGTACTCGAGATGCACGTCGACTTAGACCTTCCGGGGTACCAAGACGAAGATAAAGAAGGTGAACCTACAGGCATTGCCCTCCCATATGTGGTTACATTGGAACGTGGTACAGGCGAGATTTTGGCAGTTCGACGTAACTGGAACCCTGAAGATAAGACTAAACAGAAGCGTCAACACTTCGTGCACTACGGTTACATACCGGCTTTTGGGTTTTATTGCTTTGGGTTAGTTCATCTAATTGGTGCCGCAGCTAAGTCAGGCACGATGTTGTTACGTCAGTTGGTAGACGCAGGTACGCTATCTAACCTTCCAGGCGGATTCAAATCACGTGGCTTACGTATTAAAGGCGACGACACACCGATTGCTCCAGCGGAGTTCCGTGATGTAGATGTCCCTAGTGGCACAATCCGTGACAACATCTTACCGCTACCATACAAAGAGCCATCACAAGTACTGATGGGGTTGATGAACCAAATCATTCAAGATGGTCGTTCATTTGCTAATGCGGCGGACATACAAGTCTCTGATATGTCAGGTAACTCTCCAGTTGGTACAACACTAGCTATTCTTGAGCGTACATTGAAGGTAATGAGTGCGGTTCAAGCACGTATCCACTATGCGATGAAACAAGAGTTCAAGTTATTGGCAGGCATTATTCGTGACTATACGCCAGAAGAGTATAGCTACGAGCCAGAAGAAGGTGACCGCAAAGCTAAACAAGCCGATTACGATATGGTAGAGGTGATACCTGTATCAGACCCTAACGCTGCTACGATGAGTCAAAAAGTGGTTCAGTACCAAGCAGTCATGCAGATGGCACAAGCAAACCCGCAAATCTACGACTTACCAGAGCTTAATCGACAAATGCTCGAGGTATTAGGTATTAAGAATATTGGTAAGCTAATTCCGACAACTGATGACCAAAAACCACGTGACCCTGTTACAGAAAATATGGCCATCATTAACGGTAAACCAGTCAAAGCATTTGAGCACCAAGACCACGAGGCGCACATTAAAGTGCACTTAGCGTTCTCACAAGACCCAAAACTAGCCGAACTCATTGGGCAAAACCCGCAAGCGCAAAGCATTGTAGCCGCTGGGTATGCTCATTTAAACGAACATATTGCGTTTGCGTACAAACGACAGTTAGAGGATGAGTTAGGTGTAGAACTTCCAAAAGAAGATTTACCATTGCCAGAAGAAGCTGAAGCAGAAATTGCTAGATTAACTGCAACTGCAGCACAACAACTACTTCAAAAGAGCCAAGCCGAAACACAACAAAAACAAGCAGAGCAACAAGCACAAGACCCATTGGTGCAAATGCAACAGCAAGAGCTTGCGATTAAGGATAAAGAAGTCAGTATTAAAGATAAGAAAACTGATGCAGATATTCAAGAAGGGATTGAGCGACTTAAAGTTGAACGTGAGCGCATCGCTTCTACAGAACGCATTGCAATAATGAACGCGGATGATAAGAAGACTTTACGAGGTGTTGAGTTAGGGTTCGACGCAGTTAAAACTGACAAAGAGCTAAAAGTTAAACAATCTATGGAAGGTGTAAAACTTGGTATGCAAGCGGTTAAAACACAAAAAGAACATGAATTAAAATTACAACCAAAGGAACCTAAAAAATGATAGACGGTACGTTAGGCATCTTATTAAGCCAAATCGAAGAACGTCGCAAAGCAGTTATTGAATCTCTTGGCGATGGTGCAGCCAAGGATTTTGGTGCCTATCAACAAGCTGTCGGTATGGTTCGAGGTCTACTTACCGCACAGTCTTTAATATCAGACCTCGCAAAAAATCTGGAGATGGACGATGAGTAAAGTAAATCTGGCGCAAGCGGTAGATTTGTCGGCGGTGTTAAACCAGCCCGAAGAACCTACACAAGTAGTTACGCAACTACCAGAGCCAAAAGGATATCGCATTTTGTGTGCAGTCCCTGAAGCTGATGATAAGTACGAAAGCGGAATTATTAAAGATAGTTCTACTAAACGTATTGAAGAGAACGGCACAGTAGTATTGTTCGTGTTAAAAATGGGCGACCTTTGCTACAAAGAAGAAGCGAAGTTCCCTACAGGTGCATGGTGTAAAGAAGGCGATTTTGTCCTTACCCGTGCATACGCAGGTACTCGTTTTAAAATCCACGGAAGAGAATTCCGCATAATCAACGATGATACTGTCGAGGGTGTAGTAGACGACCCACGCGGTTATACTCGCGCATAGGAGAAATATATGGCTGCACAACCAGAGTTTGATGATGATTTTGAATTTCCAGATGAAAAGGAAGTTCATATTGTTGGGAAAGAAAATGTAAAAGTAACGACAGACGCTGCCGATATTGAAATTGATATCATAGACGATACTCCCGTAAAAGACCGTAATCGGGAACGACTACCAAAAGAAATAGTCGAAGAGTTAGAAAAAGACGACCTGACGGAATATTCTGAAGGCGTTAAAAAACGAATGGCACAACTTACTAAAGTTTACCATGATGAACGGCGCGAAAAAGAAGCGGCAGCAAGGGAACGTGAAGAAGCGGTTAAATTTGCGCAAACTATTGTCGAAGAAAATAAAAGACTAAAATCATCATTAACATCTGGTGAACAAGTTTATATAGAAGTAGCTAAGAAATCTGCGACTAATGAGTTGGATATGGCTAAACGGGATTACCGCGAAGCGTATGACTCAGGCGATACAGATAAGATTATTGATGCGCAACAGCGCATGAATGAAGCACAATATAAACTTACACAAACAAATAATTATCGTTTACAACATAATAATGCTTTACAAGACGAGGATTATCATGTAAATATACAACCTGAACGGCCCCAAGTGTCAAAACCCGACCGGAAAGCTCTTGCTTGGCAAGATAAGAACAGTTGGTTTGGTACAGATGAAGAAATGACTAGCCTCGCTTTGGGGTTGCATGAGAAGCTAGTTAGGGGTGGCGTAGATGCCACTTCAACAGAGTATTACACACGTATCGATAATACGATGCGCAAAAGATTCCCCGAATATTTTGAGGATGACCCGCTGGACGATGATGTACCCGCCCAACGCACTAGACCGTCGAACGTTGTAGCTTCGGCTTCGCGTAGTACCGCGCCAAAAAAAGTACATTTGTCCAAAACTCAATTAGCCTTGGCTAAGAAGTTAGGATTAACGCCTGAACAATATGCACGTGAGACAATTAAATTGGAGAACAGATAATGGTTGATACAAGACAAAACCGCGAAGTAGAAACTCGAGATGTAGCTTTTAAACGGAATGAAGAATGGGCACCGGCAGGTTTATTGCCTGAGTTCACTAAACAACCGGGATGGGCATATCGTTGGGTTCGTACTAGTATGGCTGGTCAAGCTGATGCTATGAACGTTTCTTCAAAAATGCGAGAAGGTTGGGAGCCCGTCAAATTGGCAGACCATCCAGAAATGCAATTATTAACAAATCCAGATTCACGCTACAAAGATTCAGTAGAAGTGGGTGGGTTATTGTTATGTAAAACCCCGGAGGAGTTCGTTGACCAACGCTCTGCTTATTACAATAAGCAAACTCAGGCTCAAACTGATGCAGTGGACAACAGCTTCATGAAAGAGAACGATGCTCGGATGCCTTTATTTAAAGATAAACGCTCGACAACCTCGTTCGGTAAAGGTAAATAATTTAGGAGATTTATATGGCTACTACAGCAGCCCCATACGGTCTACGTCCTATTAACCTAATTGGTGGTCAGCAATTTGCTGGCTCAACACGTCAATTAAAAATCGCTAGCGGTTATGCTGCTAACATTTTTTACGGTGACGTTGTTGCAATTGGTACAGACGGAACTATCGTAAAAGTAACAAACGTAGGTACAAACGCGGATGCATTCCCAGCTGGTACAGTTGGTGTGTTCTTAGGTTGTTCATACACAAGCCCATCATTAGGCTATTTCTTGCAAGCACAATACTGGCCTACTGGTACTGTTGCTTCAAACGCTACAGCTTACGTATGTGATGACCCAGATGCATTGTTCCAAATCCAAGCAGATGATGCTGTGACTCAAACAATGCTAGGTTCTAACTTTGGCGTGAATCAAACAGCAGGTTCTACAACTACTGGCGATTCAAAAATATCATTAGACGTTG